TGAAAAATGATAGTTTTGTTTTAATGTAATTTACTGCAGTATCCCAAGCTAAACCGATAGCATCAAAGCCCAAAGTCATTTTATCTCTTATAGCCGCAAGTTTTTCACCGATCATTTCAGACAAACCGCTTGCCAATCCTTGCGCTGCGTAACCAATTGCCATAAAAATCATGACTATTGATTCCCAAGCAACTTCCAGAAGAGTTTGCAGTATGCTTGGTAGCTCTTTCCCTAATTCCTTAAACAAGGGTTTCATTGCAGAAGCGGAAGCTCTCATGATTGCAGGAAGTGCCTTAAATATAGCTATGAGCAAATCAGGTAAATTTTCAAATACCTTGTTCATAATGGTAGGCAAGTTGTCAGTAATTCTTTTTAGCACGTTAGGTACTTCTGCCATAAATTCATCAATTGCCTTGAGTGTATCACCGATTGGCTGCGCTGCCAGTTTGATTTGCTCGCCTACTATCCCACCAATTCCCTCACCGATTTTTGAACCTAATGGCCCCCAAATTGACCCTACACCCGCGCCGATTGCAGTTGTCATTTTAGCTAAAACATCAGGTATAGCTTTTTTAGCGCCTTCCGCGCCTTCACCCATTGCGGTAATTAAACCTTGGATTCCGCTTGTTATCCCAGTTACAATTGCTGGTAGATTTTTTTTGATATTATAACCAACTTCAAACAAACTTTTGGTTATAAAATAAGTTGCTCCTTGAACACCGGGAACAACATTCCAAACGTAACTTGCTGCTGCCTTTACTCCGTCAATCGCCTTTCTAAAAAAGGTTAAAAGATCATTCTCTTTTGGCAATCCTACATATTCATTCCAGTCTAAAACAACAGGCGTTTGACCAGCTTCATTATATTTTAAAATGAATTGATCTAAGTAACTGCTTAAATTACTAAACCAGTTTTCAAAGCCCATTCTAGCAAGTTGATCCCTATCAAATTTTACTTCTTCTTGTGCAACTTCTGGTTTAATTGGATCAATTTTTACATCGTCAATTTTAGCATTTATGTAGTCATCCCAATTGAAACCAACATCTAATTTTTTAGGTGGATTTAACTTTGTTTGAATATCAATTGGTTTTTGATTTGCTGCGTCTTGGATTCTCTTTAATGCAGCATCGAAATCTTTCAAATCCAACTTTGAAAAAGAATCTTTTCCAATATTTTTTAGAGACTCCGCTAATTCATCGCCTCTTTTTTTCATCCTATCGATAGCCGCGCCGATATCTTCCAGCGCGCTTTTCTTTCCTGCCATGGTTCCAATAAGCCATAGCCAAGTGTTACCAAGAATTTTCAAACCATCAACAAAGCTCATCACTCCTTTGAGCATAGCTTCAAATAAAAATGATATAGACTTCATGAAAGATGAAACAGCATTCAAACTTGGAAGTAAGTCTCTTATCCCTGAAATTAAAGCTATTAATCCTCTATTCACAAAACTAATACTTGAACTTGTTCCACCTTCTATTGCTGCAGTAGCCCCTATAAAAGCCGCCGATATTTCTTTTATTGATTGCGCCACCATGGGGTTTTGAACAATCATGTTGCCAAGGGAAGCTGCGAAGTTACCAAATACGTTCGATAGTTGTGTCATCGCTCCTGAGTAGGTCGATATTTCAGCAGTTGCAGCACCGGCAAAAGCCTCGTTTACAACTTGAATAGCAGCACCGCTTTTAAGAGCTTCTTCTGATACCCCTCGCAAAGCCGGAACCGTTTCATTTAACCGGCCAGCCGTACCGTCCAAAGTCTTGCCAAGAAGCTCAACCGCTGTACCCAAATCAATCTTCATCGCGGCTGAAAGGTTAGCTGCAGCACCCACCAACTCTTGCGCTTTATCAGCCGATTTGGTGAAGTTTAACGCTATGGCAAGTTGACCGTTTATGACATCATCATCAATTGTTGAAACTGCGGTTAAATCAGCCGCGAATTTTGCCATGGAAGCTGATACTTCGGGAGTCAATTGCCCTGTTCTTTGCAATGCTGCGTTTAATTGATTCAGGTTGTTTTGTGCATCAACCGCTTCATCAATCATTGTATTGAAAAAGCTGCTAATTGCTCCCACTGAAAAGTAAGCCGCAATCCCCGCACCTACCGCAAGAATTTTACCTTTAAGCCCATCAAGCGCCGAAATTGCTGATGATGCATTGATATCAAGTTTTGTTGATGAAGTTTTTGTAATTGAGCTTTGCAGTCCATTAACAGACTCATTAACCCCATCAACTGCCTTAGTTGCCGCTTTTCCAAATTCATTAACCCCTTTGATCGCACTGCTTGCGTCAAATGTAGCTGTTAAGTCAATGTTATTATCGGCCACGTTTTCCCCTTCCCTTTGAAGTCTCTTTTTTTCGCGCTTCCAATTCCTGCTTTTTTATCTCTGCCTCTATATTAATTAGGCATGTAGCAGTGTAACAATCCAAATCATCCATACTTGAAGTATATCCCAAACCGGCTAAAGATTTTCGTTCAATGTACAATGATAAAAAAGGCATCGATTCCGGATTTACACCGTCATTAATGCCTTTATACCAACATTTTACGGCAAATCTAAGCCGGTCTAGCTCTTTTTTGGTACATAACCGTTAGCCATAACTTGCCCTAGCCAAGTAAGCAAAGGAGTAGCAAATGAGTAACAGGTTAAGGTATCCCAATCACAAATCGATAAATCAGAGTCAATTGGTCTGCAATTAATCTCCTTGACCAAAGATACAACGGAATCAAAATTTGTTTGTTCAGCATCGGTTGACGCCTCAAATTTTTTACGCATTTCCAACTTTTCTCTCAAAGATGGAATATCCACAATCAAGTATGAATCATCGGTAAAACCGTTATCCTCTGCGATATCTTTAAACATCATTTTTTTTAACAGCATTTTTTAACTTCCTTTCATGGGTAAAAACAGAGCAAGGCTTTGCGTTACACAAAGCCCATGAAAACCTCATAAGAACCATCATCAGGAACAAAAGCTGATAGTTCAAATTCAACAGTAACCAAAGTCTCATCATCACCAACATTGTAACTGTCAACAGTACAGTATGGCATGTAGAAACCAAAGCATTTGCCAGCCGTCCAGTTTCCACCTGTTTTGGTTCCACCTGCATACATAAACCTGCAATCTTTGTTTTGGAGTAGTCTGTCAATCTTATCAGAATCGTACTTTTCGAGTAGCGCGGTAACTGTCGCGGTAACTGTTCTTCCAACAATTACCGAACCTGACCGGCCTGATGATGCACAAATCGAGTCAATAACCTTTCTTTCGTTTGTTACGGTAATTTCTACCGATGAAGGATTGAAACAAACGTTATCAGCTTGGTCACCAAAATAGGCAATATGACCCTTTGCCGAAAGTGGATCGGAATCATCGAAAGAAGGTACATAAGACGCCGCATATGTTTGAGCATTATCACTTGTATAAGTTGCCGCGCCGGTATCATCAGCCGCAACGGCAAAGCCGATTTTTGTTCCGATTGTTCTTGCTGTGTTTGTTCCGCTACTCCAAAGCAAAGAAACAACCGTTGAATCACTGGAAGCAATCGTAAACTTTCCAGTTGAATTGGAATATGTCACGGTGAAAGTTTTGGTTGTCAAATCGAGAATTGCAGTTTCAAGAGCACTAGCCAATTCTTGTGGTGTTTTATACCATCCTGCAGCTACCCTTGGAGCAATCGTACCGACATCATCTGTCAAGTCCAAAGTATCATTTGACGAGGTAATCTCGATTGGATTCCAAAAATACTCAAGTCCCTCAAGTGACAATGAACCGTTTATGAGCTGGCCGGCTTCTGCTGTGAAGCTGAATTCTGTCACCCTCGCGCCGCGAATCATATCCTTTGCGCTGCTACCACCAATGTAACGCCAAAGTGTTAGACTTGGATGAATTGGGGTATTAGCAGGAAAATAGGTAATCGCTTTACCTAGCTTGATTGTGTCAGCAGGTGCATTGGCTAATTTAAAAGCAAGTTGCATTGTGTCGGTAACAGTTTCATAGGAGTGAATAAAGTTTAGTGAATAACCGTTGGTAGAATCTTTAACAAGAACCATTTCACCAACCATGAAAACGGTAGCATCGGCAACTTTTAAAGCTGTAACGGTAGAACCGGCAACAACCGCATATTCCGTTGCAGCGGTTTTGGTTTGACCGAATACACTTTCAAGAAGTAGACCCCATGCAGGAGCTTGACCCTCTACCCCTGAGTGTTTCACATAGTGGGAAAAAGACGCCGTTGGGTTTTCCGCGCCTGTTACCTTTTTAGCCATACCGAGCGAGTTTTTCATCTCCTCATTATCGAGCTTTTCTAGTTCGGGAACCATTTCTAAGTCCGGTTGAATGGGAATAAAAGAAGCTGCAGCCGATGGCGCAACAATTGTTCCCTCTGTTGTTTCTTTCTTAATTGCGAAAATTGTCGCTTTATTACTGATAGGCATGCTTTAACTCCTTTTAATAACCTATAAATGTTTCCAAATTAATCGTTAATGAACACGAAATAAATTTTCTTGTTTCTGTTTCTATGGGAATGATACCAGAATCGGCGCTAACTCTCGCTATAACATTATTGCCAGCCACCGCTAGGGTTTCGTCTAACTCGATTGCCCTTGCTACCGAAGATGATGCTTCCAAAAGTTTCTTGATAGCATCGTCTTGAACCGTGTAGCTCGTATTAGCTCCAAAATATTCTACAACCATGATAAGTGAAAATGATCTATTCCAGCTCGATATCCTGCAAAGCATCCTGTTAGTGTTGACCGTATCGTCAACAACCAAACACCACCCCTCGCGCAAGAATGAATCGAAGTTATCTTGAATTTCATCAGGATTAACTAGCCTTGTCCAGTTTGTTAAAGCCGCTTGGATAACAACTAGCAAAGCATCATATGATGTAGAAATAACTGTCATCGATAGAACCCCATTTCAGACTTCTCGTAAGTCTGCCTTGTCTTGATGATGTTACCATCTCTCGATATCGACCATTTTCTGGATTGCAGCGATTGCAGATATGCCTTATTGGCGGCTAGTGCATCCTCTCGATACTTCATTCCCTGCGCTTTGTAAATCAGCTCTGCTGTCTTGTGAAGGGTCGGCTCTTTCAGAAGTCTCCAATCGAGAAATTGATCGCCTGTTGTGATTTGGTTCATCGTTATCAAATCAGATATCAGGCAATCGGAAGCAATCAATCTTTGGTCAAGCCAATCAGACTTAGTACCATACACCCTGAAATACTGAGATGATGCTAAATCGGGATACTGCCTATAAATTGCACTATCCAAGTCAAGAAAGCATTGCCCTACAAAAGCGAGTGTCACGGCGTCCGTTGTTACTGAAACTTTCAACCGGGTCCAATAGAGCGAATAGTAACCATCAACCCCTATCTCTGGAATGTTCCGAGAATCATAGCAAGCCGGTAATTTATCATCTTTTGCGAGTACATTAACAACGCCGCTTTTGCCAAAAGTCGCGCCTGAAACGTCCGTACCATCAACAGTTTTATAGAAGTCAGTGAACGCCGTAGCATCCCAGAAAGAAGCGGTTAGAACGCTCGCATTGTTTGAAACTGCAGCACCAAATCTAAGATAGATCGAATTGAAAGGGAAAACAGAACCGATATATATTGCATCTGTTGGTGCCAATGTAATTGACTTTCCAACATGGTCGATATCAGTACAAAGGCTAGTGATATCGGTTAAGGTTCCCGATATTTTTGTTAAAACTATGTTTTGATTGTTCATCAGGAACCCCAAATAGGTAAAAATGTTATGCCTCATTCAAGGCATAACACCCCATGAAAGGAAGTATTTGACTTAAAGCAGGTATCCCGAATTAACCTACTCTATGGTCCTTGTAATAAACATCGACAACAATCACACCGGTCAACAAATCGGCGGTTCCGATTTTCATCGTGATTTTTTTAGCATCTTGCAGCACCAAGGGAATTCCAGTTGTAGCGTTAGCACCAACCAAATCGATTGCAAGGTTAGCCACCGCGCCACCTGTTGCGTCCATCCAATAATCATCATTGTCAGTATGTCCGATGATTACAGTTGCTGAACCGCCAGAAGTTACTGCAGTTGTAACCCTGACAATTACTTTTTCAATCAAAACTTTACCTGAGATGGTACCCAAGTAATAGGTGTTGCCGCTATATGCTCCGCCGTCCTTGGAGAAGTCATAAATCAAGCCTACTCTTTTAGTTTCGCCGGTAAAACCAGCCGCAATTGTTTCGTGACCCTTGCAAGTAATGTTACTCATTATTTGATCCCCTTCTTAAGTTTTTTTTCGTCTGTTTTTTCTTCTGTAACTGGTTCCACATAAGGCAAATAAAACAAAACAAATGAATCATTGCGCCTTATATCTAACGAAATTACATGCCCTACTTCACCGCTTTGAAGGAAAGCATTTGCATCTTTTTCAGTTGCAAATGTCTTTACCTTGCTTTCTGTGTACTTGCTACCCATTATGTTGGGTAAGTCCAGCCGGTCGCGCTGTTAGTTGCGTAAACCGGATAATGCATAATGCTTCCAGCATAAGCATTAAGAGCAGCACCGCAAACGACGTCAACACTCAGAAGGATACCGCGCTTATAGTTGCTGTGAAGGTCGGATACTTTGAATTGTGGCATTTGCTGCATTACAAAATATAACCATTCACGGTGAAAGAACAGACCTTGCGAAGTACCTAAGCAGTTATCTTCGGCAACTTTGAAGTCAAGTAAATTTCTGAATTCACTTTGACCAGTTATTGGAGTCTCTCCAACAAACAAGGAGCTAGAAAGAGTGGAGTCAACAGTAATGTCACCCCAGTAAGCAGGGTCAAGAAGCGCAAACCAATTTCCGTCTTTCGGCCATTTTTTCTGACCGGCAAATACCCTCGCTCCTCTGAATTCAGTCTTTGAAAGGGTAGAAACGTTGTAATCACCGTTGGTTCCATCAGTTGTGGAAGCACGAACGAAAGAATACAAGTAAGCATTGATTTGGTCAGAAACAGCTTGCATCATTGTTTCGCGCAGTTTTGGGTCATTAGAATCCAAAAGGCTTTGAAGCTCGACAACGCTTTCAAGCTCAATCGAAGCCGACATAATTTTGTTAGCTTGGATTGCGGTTCTTGTAAAAGCCGCTTTAGATGGTTGAAAGGTGTCAGCATCAACGCCAACAGTTTGAGTCTGGCCTACCATTGGATTCAAAACAGAAACGTAAACAGTATCGCCTTTGTTTTGAAGTTGACCCTGATAGTTTCTGTTTGCAATGTTAACCATTGGGTTGTTTTGAACAAGCTGACTAGCTGCCATGGGCGCCCAAAACTTCTGAATTTGATCGGTCACCGCCGCGATATCTGTTACCCCTATTGTCATAATCTAGCTCCTTATAAATTATTTAATCCTGCTAATAGGCCACTTTTTTTGCTCTGCATATGATAGTTTTAACCACTCATCACGAGATATCATACTTTGAGCACTATTTGCGCCGTTGCGCGTTTCACCCATCGCATTAGGGTTAAAAACCTTCTTGATAGTTTCAGGGTACATCGTCCTAAATGATTCCGCTACTTTTGTAGCTGACATGTCGTCAATTTCGCCTGTTTCTGGATTTGTTTTGATTCCGTCCAAATCAATCAATCCATAATATTTCTCATCAAGATTACCACCGAGCTTAGAAATTACCATAGATAGCTTTTGGCTATTTGTGATTCTTTCGTTCAAAGTGGAATACTTCTTATTAAGTGTTTCACTTTGTTCCGTAAGCTCTTTAATGCGATTTTCCCTAGCTTCAAGCAGACCTTTCCAGTCTCCATCGGCTTTCATTTTTTCCTCTTGAACCTTATTAAAAGCATCCTCTTGAGCTTTTAACTTAGACTTAGCTGTTTTAGCCTCATCTAAAGTTTTTAGATAAGTTTCATAGGAAACAGTTTTTTCTTTGGATTTTTCACCTTCCCCACCGGGGTTAGTGTTGGAACCACTGGCTCCTTGGTTTGCATTTTCTGAGTTATCAGTTGTCATTTAACTCTTCCTTTCATTGTAAGCAAATTTTTTTCACTTTAGCAATAGCTTAAACGTTCTTAACCAAAAAATTCTTATTTGCTTAACTTCTTGGAAGCTAAGTCGTAAGAATATCCTTCCCATTTTTTCTTGCCAATATGCCTTGGATGAATTGGAAACGCCGAACATATCAGAACCTGTCGGCCCTACTCGAATTGCTGTTTTACTCATAGATTTGATTTTTAGGCTATCAAGCATTGATCCCGTTCGAGTTAAGTTTGACCGCTTTGGTGTTGTCATAGAAGAAAGGCTACTGAAAACTTTTCTTTGTTCGATATACTTTTTGGATAATGGCTTTAACTTAGATTTTTCTTGTAAATTTTCCATAACAGCATTACCAAGCTGTGTTCTGATTCTGATCTTTTCAATCATGAATTCGCCGATAGCTCGCATTTCAGCAGGACCATTAGCCTTTTCGATTGTGGAATTAAGTCTTTTGACAAATCTTTCGATATTCTCATTATTTTTTGCCACGTTTGAGATCCCTTCCCGATAGCCAAGCCAAGGCTTTTAAGGCGATTGAATCCCTGTCAATTGCCTTTTCATGCTTTTTAATGATACTGTTCAGCTTCTCTTTTTCCGACCCCTCGAAACCAAGAAACGGCCTTTTAGTTTTACTTGCTCCTTGCCAGCCGGTAATATGTCCATCAGCCTTGTCATTAGATAAAGAACCTTTTTCAAAGCCAATAACCAGCTTATCATTCTTGATATCCAAAACTTCTATATCTGCCAGCATATCACCTGTCTGCATTAAGTTAACCTTGGAGCTTTTCCCGGCAATTTTAAAGTCAAGGCTTGCCATATATTCCTTGGAGTATTTCGGAAAGGAACCGCCTCGATTGTCCTTTCCTGACTCCGTTCTTTTACGCATGTACTCAATAATATCTTCACCTAGCGCAAGTTTTTCAGTCTCCGGTAGGTTCTTCGGGATCGCTATTTCTATCTTCTGCCAATCCGCCCCCATTTTCTACCCCCATATTTTCATCTGTGTTGGGTGCTTTTTCTTCGTTTATTTCTTCAATAAGCTCCTCAATTTCTTCATCTGACATATTTGGATTAAGTCGCTTGATTGCCCTTTTCTTGGATGTAAGCCCTATCTTTAATTCTTCGCTTACTTCCTTGATTATTTCATCCCTGCTTTTGATAACTTCAACTTTTGGGAAAATGACATCAACATAGCAATCGGTTGAAAATGAACCTTGTGGAATAGATGGATTGTTTATCTTCCACAAGTCATGCCCATGGTGCATGATAAAATCAAACATATCCTTTTCAAATTTGCGGTAAATTTCTTGATTCTGCGTAATCATGTTGGAAACATCAGCTTCGTCAATCATCTTTGAAACGCCGCTTGAAATAGCACCAGAATTATAGCCAAGGATGCTTGCTGAAATTCCCCTCGAATTAAGCCAAAGTTGCAATTGCATCATGATACCATCAAATACTTCTTTGATATCGATATCAGGTTTCAATACCCCTACTTCTGGTTTATTCGGTGAATTCTCATCAAAAGGCATGAGATTAAAGAAAGCATTTGGACCGCGCTTTATCATCTCTTCTTTCACGTTTACGCCGTAAATAATAGCATATGACATGTATTTGATTGCATAGTTGATATCACCGCAAAGCATAGGGAAAAGAGTAGCAACGCTAATCATTGACTCATCTGGAAAAGGCATAACAGCAACATTTGATTTTTTCGCATAGATGTAAGGAAGTTTTCCATACATGTTGATACCATCAAGGTTCTCTATGTTGTTCATTGCATCTTGCAGCAAATCACCTTTAACGTTTTGTATCCATACTTCGGAATCGGTAGTACAAAAAAGCATCACTTCCTTTTTGTCGCTTTTACCGTGATATGTCACAAATACAGTTGGATTCGATTCATCCTGATAATCGTCTGAAACAACGATATACTCCGAAGGTTCCCACAGTTTGACCATGGGAATTTCGGTTTTCACATGGAATAGGCATTGCGCCAGTGCTTCTTTGTAGTTGTTGTAGTTCTTATCTATTGACTGGCCAATCTTATCAAAATTGATGTTTTGAAGATACCAATCAAGCATTTGCTCATCATTTTCATTACCACCTGATAGCCTACGAGTAGGGTTCTGAGCATAGGCTTTTGCAAGTTTGTCAACAATCCGTTTAACGATATCAATTTCAAGAATTCGCCTACTTATTTCCCATCGTTCTTTGGCGTCTTTTATTTCATCCTTAATTCGAGCTTCAACGTGTTTCCTGATAGCTCCTTCGTATAACTCAGAAAGTGTTTTGCAATTGTCGCGCCTACTATTATCATCGTTTTCCCATTCCGAACCGATCTTTTTGCGTAATTCTTCGCTCGCCATTAAAACCCCCTTGAAGCTATTATTTTCTCTGTTTCATATTTGTAAAGGTAGTATTTCTCAGAAGCCACAATCCCATATCCAATCGCTGTCGTGATATGCTGCCCATCGAAAGAGTCATTTTCAATTAAGCTACCATTTTCTTTTAGCTTTGTTAATTTTAAACCTCTTATACACATTTTACAATTTTGATAAACGAAAAGTCTAATTTCTCCCAGAGCATTCTTGCAAAGCCCGTTAACTTTATTGTGGCGCGTCCTGATTGGTGGATTGGATAGTGGAACCTTCCTGAGAATAGTTAATTTCTTTTTGTCCTTTCTCTCATAATTCGACAAATAGCCAATGATAATATCGTAGTCAGTCTTTTTTGACCGGGTATCGTTATGTGCTCCTGCGGCATCCCCATGAACTATTATTTCTGTTCCAAAATTGTCGAGAATTCCTTTTTCTGCAATTTCTTCGCAACTGTCTTGTGTTCTCATGCCTTCAATAACCACTTCATCAAAGAAATGATAGATGAATTGATCGCCTTGTTGTTTGACTTGGAACATACAAGCACTAAGAGGTTTTCCAACCCCTATATTAAAGTCCCATGAAATATGAATAGGTAACTCTGGATCAACTTCATACTTCTTTTTGATGATATTGTAGTCACCAAACTGATAGTAAATTACATCCGATCTAAGCTCTAGCCACCTTCCGAATATCATCCTTAAAACTTGCTTTTCGTCTAAGTCTCGTATCAGCCCTATGATGTAGCTTTTGGCTAGAAATGGGTTATCAAAGGTAAGCGAGTAATAGACATGTCTGGTAGGCATGGTTTCAGAACCATCAATAAAATACTCATACACCCAAGATGAAGGATCACCGGGGTTAGTCGCGGCTATGCAAAGATTTTCCTTTATGTCTGGAAGTCTCCCAAGTCGGTTTTTTACTTCCTTAAAAGCCTGTTGGTGCTTACCATCGAATTCTATAAATTCCTCAAAGATTGCCATGGATAAACGAAGGGATCGAACCTTTGTATATTTCGCATCTGAAAATGACCGGCTGATTATTGTCGAACCGTTCCTGAAAGCAACTTGACAACGTGTTTGGTTGACAAAATAGTCCTTGTTTTCTACCAAACCATCGCATTGTAAATGGTCAAGTATATCCTTAAATATGGTATCCCTCAAATCAGGCATGGACATTCGGAACAAGCCGACACAAGCCCTACTATTTATGATGCAATGGGATATGGCTAAATGAGCAAGAAAAAGGCTTTTAGCCGATCCAACAGAACCAGACAACAAAACATCATGAGTACCCATTGAATAATCAAACTTTGTTCGGATATCAACCAAGGCTTTACGCTGCCATGGAATAACAGGTTTGAAAGTATCAACGGTAGTACCTGAATTCTTGCTTATATTTTCTCGTATTTGCCAGTAATGATTAAGATCAATATCAGCTACTTTATTCAGCATTTGATTCCAAAGAATACGCGAAAGTTAAGGGTTTTATGTCAACATTGTGGTCAACATTATCTCTCATTCCGAGATAATTCTTTGATAACCAAATAGCCATTGCTGTATTTGGCCTTTCATTCGTAGCCATTTTCCACATGGAACGGCGCAAAGAGCACTTGCCATTTTCCGAATGTTTTTTATACCACTCCGAAAAAGTCAGCTTGTTTTCCCGCTTGCAAGCACTGACTAGGGTATCATCATCAACCCCTAATGTTGCTGCTATTTCTACTGCCGTACATTGAATATGAGCGAGTTTTTTAGCTAACTCCCAATCGATAATAATTAGTGGTCTACCACCTTCGCCTTTTTTTGGCCCTTTCCCTCTAGGCATTTTGCACCTCTTTGATTGCTGTTTTACCAGTGAAATCTTGCCAGCGTTTTATGATAACCGAGCAGTAGTGTTCATCCAATTCCATGCCGTAGCATATGCGGCCTGTTTTTTCAGCCGCTATAATAGAAGTACCCGACCCACAAAAAGGCTCATAAACTATATCATTTTGATTTGTACA